ATAAACCCCCAAAAATCCAAAAAAACGCGGGGGCTACCAGTAGGCGCGAGACCCCCGTGCGCCCGGTCGCGACGATCGACCCGGAACCGATTCGGATACAAAAAAGATTCGAAAAACTTGCCCAAATCCTCCGCAGTCCGTCCTCCCATTGTAATAAAATGGGTATAGGTCCGAACGGACCGATAGGAGGAAAACGGAGGCGGAATATCGAACGAGGGGACCGGCTATACGCCGATGACATAAGAAGCTCAGTCAGGTCGGTTAGGTGGACATGCGATGAAATTGGTGAGTCCGGCGGGACACAAAACACGCAGCCTCGCTCACGTCAGTGAGTCCGACTAACCCCTCAGAGGCTGGAAATGGTGGACGGGATTCGTAAGTGTGAGCAAACACGGTTTCTACGGCCAGCCAAGGCAGCTGAGGCTCATAGGAGAGAGGTCGCCCACGCTTGGGTCGGATGAAAAGTCGGAACCCCTATGAGATACACGTTCCAGAGCGGAAAGTCTGGGGAGCATGGCAGTACCCGAAAAAAATAGGGCGCTGTTGGCAACCGGATCCTGATTGAGGAACCTGAGGGGTTCAGGGGCTCGACCCCATTGCCAGCTCGTCTGTCACTGGTATTGCTCTAGAAGGATGCCTGACGATTAACACACTTGACCATAAACAATAGTTCCTATCTATACCATACAAATGGGGTAGGGGACTGCGCCCAAAAACAGGTCAATCGGAGGGATCTATGAGAGAGAGCAACTATGCAGGTAAGACCAGAACTGGAAGAACTCGAAGTCGAGATTGACTCGGTTTCTCCTCATCCCCGGAACGCTCGTCGCGGTGACGTTGCGAAGCTGACGGAGAGCTTGGAGGCTCACGGCCAGTACCGCCCGATCGTTGTCAGGCGACAGACGAACGAGATCTTGGCCGGTAACCACACGTGGAGAGCAGCGAAGCAGCTGGGTTGGTCCACGGTTGCTGCGACTTTCGTGGACTGCGACGACGACCAGGCACTTCGGATTCTTCTCGCAGACAACCGGTACAGCGACCTCGCTGGCTACGACGACCAGTCGCTCGTTGACCTCCTTGTCGAGATCCAAGAGTCGGAGAGCGGTTTTGAAGGCACAGGTTTTGATGAGCAGGCGCTTCGGGACTTGCTCGACGGGATCGAGCCGTCAGACCAAGAAGCCCTCACGGACGTCGACGACGTCCCGAGCTCAGCTCCGGCGATCAGCAAGCTCGGAGACGTCTGGGAGCTCGGACCGCACAAGGTCATCTGTGGCGATTCAACGGTCGAGCAGACCTACGCAAAGCTCCTCGGGGAAGAGCACGCCGGATGTGTAATCACTGACCCGCCGTACAACGTCGCTTACGAAGGCGGGACGAAGGACAAACTGACAATCGAAAACGACGACATGGAAGATCATGTGTTTCGCGAGTTCCTGCTCAAAGCATTCACGCAGATGCACAACGCAATGGAAGACGGAGCGGCTATCTACGTCTTCCACGCCGACGGATCAGGCTCGGCGTTTCGAATCGCCTTCGAGGAGGCCGGGTTTCCGCTGCGCCAGATCCTGATATGGGTCAAGAACACGTTTGCTCTGAGCAGGCAGGACTACAACTGGCAGCACGAGCCCATCATCTACGGCTGGAAGATGGGGGCGGCACACACTTGGCTGGGGAACTTCAACAAGTCCACGGTCCTCGACGATGGTGACTTCGGAGACATCTCAGGCCTAACTAAGGCAGAGCTCGTTGAGATGCTGAATGGGATCATCCAGAACTCGACGGTACTTCGAGAAGACAAGCCAGCAAGAAACGCTGACCACCCAACAATGAAGCCTGTGAACCTCATCAAGCGGCTGATCGTAAACAGCGCACATACAGGCGACATCGTGCTCGATCCGTTCGGAGGTTCAGGTTCGACGCTTATCGCCTGCCACCACACCAATCGGGTTGCGCGGCTCATCGAGTTTGACCCCAAGTACGTCGACGTCATCTGTCGTCGGTGGCAGGAACACACCGGACAGTTTCCTGTAAAGGCCGACACTCGGGAGCGAGTCGACTTTTCGGGTGGTGGATGACCATGGGGAAGAGAGGTCCAGCTCCTCGGCCGACGCAGCTGAAGCAGTTCTACGGAGAGAAACGTCCATCGAGAATTCAGCCCCAGCCGCAGCCGAGGGAGGCTCTCCCAGAGCCGCCAATCGACATGACTGACGACGCCCGCGAAGTGTGGATCTACACCATCGGCGAGCTCGGGCCGATGCGAATCGCAACGTCAGCGGACCGGGACGCTCTTGCCGCCTACTGCGAAGCCGTTTCCATGCACCGACGGGCAACCCGACTCCTGGCAAAGTCCGAGATCCTTATCAAGGGACAGAAAGGCAATGTCGTTCGAAACCCCGCAGTTCAGATGCAGCGCGACGCTGCTCAGACAATGAAAGCGTTCGCCGCCGAGTTCGGTCTCACGCCACGCGCACGAGCCGAGTTCAAGACGGCAGAACATGGAGGCGACGATGACATCCAAGCCCTCCTCTCCTAAGACCAGGCGCAAACGCTGTGACCAGTGCCGGAAACTCGGAGATCACCTCTGCGAACCAAAAGCTCAGCGCGCCGTCGACGTCTTTGAGAAAATCCTCGTCCACACGAAAGGCCGCTGGGCTCGCAACCCGTTCTACCTAGAAGAGTGGCAGGCCGACGAAATCATTCGTCCGCTGTTCGGCAACGTCACGTGGTCAGACGACCACCAGCGATGGATTCGTCGGTACAGAGTCGCCTGGATCGAACTCGGCCGGAAAAACGGAAAGTCGGAACTCTGCGCAGGGATTGCCTTAATCCTGCTTGTCGCAGATGACGAGGAAGGCGCCGAGATCTACGGCTGTGCGAAAGACCGTGATCAGGCGCGCAAGGTTTTCGACGTGGCCGCCCGCATGGTCGAGCTTTCGCCGGTACTAAATCGGCGGCTCAAGGTGATGAAGCAGGCGAAGCGCATCGTCGATGAACGCACCGGCAGCTACTACGAGATTGTCGCCGCCGATGCGTCCGGAAATCTCGGGCATAACCCGCACGGTGTCGTATTCGATGAGGTACTCACCCAGCCGAACGACGGCCTCTGGAACGCGATGCGGACCGCCATGGGTACCCGAACCCAGCCGCTTCTCGTCGCCGCCACCACCGCAGGCAACGACCCGACCGGCTTCTGCGCGGCGGAGCACGCCTACTGCGAACGGGTTCAAGCGGATCCCTCCCTCGACCCAGCACGGTTCGTCTTTCTTCGAAACACCCCGAAAGAGGCCGACTGGGAAGACGAGACGAACTGGTACTTCGCCAACCCAGCGCTCGGGAGTTTCCTGTCGATCGAGTCGCTTCGAGACGAAGCCCGCGAGGCGAAGCTCGCTCCCGCAAAGCAGAACGCGTTCAGGCAGTACCGGCTTAACCAGTGGGTCCAGCAGGCCAGCCGCTGGATCGACCTCGGGGCCTGGGACGCGTCAGCTGGTGAGGTGTCGACCGATGGCCTGAGAGGCCGGGACTGCTGGGCAGGCCTCGACCTTGCGTCCACCACCGACATCGCTTCGCTCTGTCTGGCGTTCCCCGATAGCGACGGCGTGTTCAAGCTGCTGTGGCGTTACTGGATCCCCGAAGATCAGGTACGCAACCTCGACGAGCGAACCGCCGGAGCGGCGTCCGTATGGGTTCGGGACGGATGGTTAATCGCCACCCCTGGCAACGTCATCGACTACAAGAACATCCTCCACGAGATCGACGAACTCGCCCAGCGGCACACGATCCGCGAGATCGCCTACGACCGGTGGGGCATGACCCAGATGAGCCAGGACCTCACTGAGGCCCGCATGACCGTGGTCCCGTTCGGGCAGGGGTTCGCCTCGATGTCACCCCCAGCGAAAGAGCTCGAACGGCTCGTCCTCGAAGGCAAGCTCCATCACGGCGGGAACCCAGTGACCCGCTGGATGGCCGACAACGTGGTCGTGCGCTCCGACCCGGCAGGCAACATCAAGCCAGACAAGGAAAAGTCCCACGAGAAGATCGACGGCATCGTCGCCGCTTGTATGGCCCTTGATCGCGCTACTCGTATGGCAAAAATAAAGCGCCGGACACTGGCCGCAGGGTTTTAAATAGACCCGAAAAAAATCCCCCGATTTTAACACAATGAGTGTCACAAGTGTGCTACAATAGGTGTTAGTTGTGGCGTACTGCGCCAGCAAGTCCTACCCCCGGTTGAGCGGCTGTTCCCCCTCCCAGTCGCTCCCGGGGGTTTCTCGTTCCCCGACCCGGGAGTTTCAGCATGGCTGACTGGTCCAACCCGCTTGGCGCCCTTGAAGAGCTCGACAAGCGCCTCACGGAGCGGCAGACAGCCCTCCAACTTTTCGAGGACTACTACGAGGGCCGCCAGCGGCTCGCATTCGCCTCAAACAAGTTCCGGAACGCGTTCGGGAGCCTCTTCTCGTCGTTCTCGGACAACTGGTGTCAGCTCATCGTCGACTCGTCAGAGGAACGCCTCAACATTGACGGGTTCCGCATGGGCGCCGCCGGTGAAGGCGCTGATCAGGACGCCTGGCGGATCTGGCAGGCGAACTCCCTCGACCTCGACTCGCAGCTCGCCCACACCGACGCCCTCATCTACGGGTCCGCCTATGTGACCGTCTGGGCCGGTGAGGATCCGACCATCCCGTCGATCACCGTCGAGTCGGCCCGCCAGTGCATCGTCGCTTACGCCCCCGGGTCTCGCCGGACCCGCGTCGCTGCGCTCAAGAAGTGGATTGACGACGACGGCTACACCTACGGCACCCTCTACCTGCCGGACGCCATCTACAAGTTCAGGTCGTCAGGGAAAACCATCGGCCAGGTGAGTCGCACCAAAGAAACCCAGTGGAAGACGAACCCGGCGTTCACTAACCAGCACATCCAGTGGATACCGAGGCCAGGTGACGAG